AAAGCAAATTATTGACATGGTAGCAGACGGTTACTCTGTTAGATATGCTACCGGGATTGTCTTAGGAACGGCTCACGAGCGGTACATCAGAAGAATCAAGGAGCAATATCCTGATGTTGTGCAGTTCTTTGATAAGCATAAGAAGAAGAGGGCAAGTTTTTAATTCAATGATTCTGGAGGGGGCGTGGAGATAAAATTAAAATCATTGAAGATAGCAAAGTACGAAAATCTACGAGCACTAACAAAGTGTTACCAATGCATTATTGTGGAAGAGGGTAGAGATCCGTATGATCGTTATATAGGAGGGTTCAATTTCCCTGTCTACGCTACCGAGTGCGAAGTGCCACTGATGCATTTTCTGACCTCACATCATATATATTCTAAACTCGATCCCCTTGGTTTTGATGCATGGTACATCATAGATCCTAGTGACTTTAAGACTTGTGTTGTCATAACTCATTATGATTGGGCGAAGGAGCAACCAATATCGTGGGAGTCTGATCCATACCTCAAGTTACTTAAAGACACCTTAGATAAGGAGGCTGCTTAGTATGCATATTCTTAGTGAGAAACGGCGTCTTAAAAGACACAAAATTATCAGATTGTTACTTCAGAATAAGACGAGTGGAGAAATAACAAGAGAGCTTGGCCTCAAGTATCGTGTTGTTGCTTATTATATTGATAGTATGAAGAAACATTTAGGTGTTACCAGAAGAATTGACCTTCTCGTTCAGGCATATGATTTAGATAGAATATTTGAAAAACTTGAAGGCTTTAATCTAACTAACAGTGAGAAAGAGGTTATGAGGCTTGCTCTGAGAGGGATGATGCATATAGACATATGTAAGGCCTTAAAAAAGAATAGTGTTTCTACGGTGAAGAACACTATTGCTCATGCTCTTAAGAAGATTGGAGTAAGGAGGATAGTTGAAGTGTACCATAAGCTAGATCCCGGCGCAATCAGGCAGGACTTCGCAGAAAGAGTATTTGATTTATACCCAGTAAAAATAGATGAAAACAGTAACGATTTTGTGTTCCATGCTATAAGAGAGGAAAAAGATGAGAATACAATGTTACCAATGGTAAGAGACAAAGAGGTAACATATGAACAGATATGTGCTTAGAGCATTGGAGGCTTATAGTTATGCTTATTCAGAAAGGATGTCTTAAAAGACACAAAATTATTAAACTGATGCTTCAGAACAAGATGAATAAGGAAATAGCAAAAGAGCTTGGAATCAGGAGTCACAGTGTTGCTTATTATACTAATAATATGGCGAAGATCCTAGGTGTTACCAGCAGAAGGGATTTGTTCGCTAAGGCGTACGATTTAGATCGAATATTCGAGAAACTCGAAAAAGTTGATCTAACACATAGAGAAAAAGAAGTGATGAAGCTTGCCCTAAGTGGCATGATGGTTTCAGATATATGTAAGGTTTTTAAAAAATCCGTTTCTACAATTAAGGAGAATATTCACTCGGCTCGTAAGAAAATTGGGGCAAGGAGGATAGTAGAAGTCTACTACAAACTAGATCCTGACGCCATTAGACAAGACTTTATAGAGAAAGTGCTTAGTGCATATCCATTAAAATCAGATAAAGACGGTAACGATTCTCCTCCCCCAATTAAAGTGGAGGAAAAAGATGAGAATATAGTGCTACCAATTGGAAGTAACAAATTTGAGGATTATGGTTTACCTTAATTATAAAAGGCGTCTTATACGTCATAAAATTATTAAATTGTTACTTCAGAACAAAACGAATAAAGAGATTGCAAAAGACCTTGGTATCAGGAATAGTTATGTTTACTATTATGTGAGTAGTGTTGCTAAGCATTTAGGTGTTACCAGAAGGGATCTATTCACTAAGTTGTATGATGTAGATAGAATCTGTGAAAAACTTGAAAACTTTAATCTAACACATAAAGAGAAAGAAGTGATGCGACTCGCCATCAGTGGTCTTAGGATCACAGATATATGTAAGGTCTTAAAAAAGACTGAGCATTCGGTCGTGAAGCTTCTTTATTTGGCTCGCAGGAAAATTGGAGCAAAGAGAATAGTTGATGTATACCACAAGATAGATCCTGATGCAATCAGACAAGATTTTGTAGAAAAAGCACTTAGTTTGTATCCAGTAAATCTTGAAGATGCAGTGCCTCCAGCTAAGGAGGAGAAGAAATATGATGATTTGGTGTTACCAATTGGAATTAACAAAGGAGTAACATATGGATAGAGATACATTTAGAACATTAGCTGCAGGAAAGTACGCAATGAATAACCTTGAGGGGACGATCGATAAGGCTCATATGCTCTCATTCGTCGAGGGAGCAATCTACGCCTATGATTTCCTAAATAAGGAAATGAAAAATTCAGAAGAGAAAATAAAGAAACTGGAGTTGTACAATGAAGGAAATAAGCCGGCACCAAGAGTTTGGTGATTTTGTCCGCTTTCTTGCGTCGTTCTTGCTGGCTCTTGCCCTTGGGGTAACAATCTATCTTTCTTTATAGGACTAAATGAACAATCGGGCGATAAGACTAGCACTTAAGGCAGCCGTTAAAAAGACTAAAAAAACGGCCATGCTACAAAATACATACACTCGTTACCAACGACTAAAACAAAAGCAATTGCCCGATAACAAGCTAGTGCAGTTCATCTGTGAATGTTACTTGCTTAATATGATACCATTAAAATCAGTGACAACTTGCGTTGATATTACTCGTGGCAAGACTAAGGTCCAGTCCTTACTTGAAATAACTCCACAAGATATTAATAAACTTACGAAATTGGATCAAGCATCAATCTATTTGCTACAGGTAACATTTTTAAAAAACACGCTTAAAAACATTCTAAGTACTCAAAATAACACGGAATTTCAAAACTACCGCGTGTTACTCAATAAATACCTTTGATAATAGTTACCATGTATCGCAACCTGAAGAGGGGTGCTAGTCATGGAAGAGCAAATCACAGTAACTCTATCAAGAGAAGGAATCATAGAGTTTCTAAGCGGTTGTCTGTCCGAAATTCATATTGACGAGATCACACCACATATTACTATCCTAGAACAAGGGCAAATACACTTTGTCCTTGGGGATTGTAAGTTACTCATAGAAGTAACAGATATCGACCGGTTACTAAACTAACCCAGTGGGTTACTGCTTAACTTTCAGTGAAAGAGGGCACAGTTGAATAAGAAAACAGGTCGTCCTGAATTCGTACTTGATGAAGATGAGTTTAAGAAACTCATGAGGCTTCATGCCACATTGTCTGAAACGGCTGGATGGTTTGATGTCTCAGAGGATACAATCGAGGCAGCGTGTAAGAGGCAATTCAATCTCTCTTTCTCGGAATGCTTTAAAAAATGGTCTGCTGGAGGGAAAATCTCTCTTCGCCGCGCACAATGGATCGCTGCTACCGAGAAACACAATACTGCATTGTTGATCTGGCTTGGGAAACAGTACCTAGGTCAGAAGGATATGATTGAGCACTCTGGTAACCCAGACAAGGCTCCAATCCAACTAGCTTATGCTCAACCAGTACCACAGAAGAAACTTGAGTCAGCAATAGAAGCAAAGATCAACGAGGTGATTGAGGTCGAGGCTAAGAGCTTAGATGAGCCGAAAATTGACTAAGGAAGAGGCCGAGAAACTCTCGCAACCGTATCTAACTAAATTCAATCCCTACGTTATACCGATGCAAGGGGCGGTTATCAACCTGATCCGCGCAGAGTGGGATTATTCAAAAGGCACTCCAGAGATATTGCTCACTGGATCATATGGTAGCAGTAAGTCCGTGTTACTCGCTCACCTTGCGGTTACCCATTGTTTTCTGCAACCCTATTCAAGGGTATGCATTTGTCGCAGGTCGTTACCGGACCTAAAGCGCACTATATTCCAAGAGATTCTTGAGCACATATCGGAGGATCTAGTTGAGGGCAAAGACTACAAGGTCAATCACTCTACAGCTACCATCAAGTTTAGTAACGGTTCTGAGATAATCAGTATGAGTTGGGCGGACAAGAGGTACAAGAAGGGGCGATCCCTTAGATTATCCATGCTGATTATCGAGGAATTGACTGAAAACGACGAGCAAGATTTTGAGGCCTTTAAGACTCTAAAAGCAAGGGTTAGACGGTTACCGGCGATAAAAGAGAATGTGATTATATGTGCTACCAACCCTGACGATCCAGAAACAATATGGTATAAATACTTCATTGCGTCACAACCGCATCCAACAAGATTTGTTTTCTATTCTAAGACTGAGGACAATCCGTTTCTCGATCCTGTCTATATCGAGCAATTAAAGAAGGACCTTGATCCTATCTCTGTGCGTCGTTACCTATATGGTGAGTGGGTATCATCGCAGAGTAACGGGATATACTATTGCTACAAGAGTGATAAGCATTGGTTGAGGGATAAGGAGTATCAATTCAACCAGATGTTACCTCTAGACATATCGTGGGACTTTAATATTGGCGAGAACAAGCCTCTTTCTATCGTTGTTGGTCAATACGATCCGGCCAGTGAGACGTTCCACGTGGAACGGTCTATATGCATCGAGTCCGCCTCAACACACCTTATGCTCGATGAACTACAATCAAGAGGATACTTTGATATGGGACTGAAGATCAGGATTTTAGGTGATGCTACTGGTCAAGCAAGATCAACCAACTCACTGCACTCGAACTATGAGATAATCAAAACTTACTTGAGTAACTATACCGATGCGCAGGGGAGGAGAATTGCGTTTGAGATGAAGGTTCCACGCAGTAACCCTCCGATAAGGACTAGGCACAATGTTGTCAACAGTTACCTAGAGAATGGCAAGGGACAATCAAGGTGTTTCTTGTATAAGAACGCCCAGAAACTGGATGAAGGCTTGAGGTTGACGAAACTTAAAAAGGGTGGAGACTATGTAGAGGATGATAGCAAAGACTATCAGCACGTTACCACAAGTCTGGGTTATTGGATGGTGTACATTCACAACACTAAGAGTGTTCAGAAAATCAGTAGTAACAGGAGATTTTAACAATGGATGTCAAACAGATTATTAAAGAGATCGAGGGGATAGAGAACAGAAAAAGAAAATCAATCAGTTTTGCTGAGTCAGAGATTTACAACGATAATATTTATCCCTACGTTAGTCGTTACCTTCAGAATTTCTACGACAAGGAAACGCTCAAGGAATTATCCATATATGGTTCGATCAATCTTGCAAAGAGGATTGTGGATCAAGAAGCAAGTCTTTACAGGACTTCACCAACCAGATCCTTTGTTGGTCTATCTGACGATCAGATCGCAACCGTGCAGCAGGTATATTCAGACATAAAGATAGATCATGTGATGCTTAGGAGTAACAGGGCGTACAAGCTTCAGGGGCAAAATCACATTGAGGTGTTACCGTTTAATGGGAAGCTTATTGCTCGTGTGTTACTAAACCATCATATAGATGCAATTCCTTTAGAGGAGAACCCCGAGGTCGCTGAGGGTTATGTAGTTAGTGGTTTTGATAGATCACAGATTGTTGATACTCCGATCGTTAGAAACGATCGCATTGCAGACAGAGGGGATTTTAAGTCAACCCTCAAAAGGTACGCCTTCTTTACCAAAGATCAAAACTTCATCGTCAATGGTAACGGTGAGTTACTTTCAGAGAGCACAGAAAACCCTATTGGAATGTTACCAATCATAGAGGTTGCTGGCTTTAAGGACTTCACATATTGGGTAGAGAAAGGAACAAGCCTTACTGATTTCACTATCCAGTTCAATGCGACAATGAGCGATATAGCGCACATTGTTAGGATGCAAGGTTTTGCGCAGGCATACATCAGTGGCGCATCAGATATGTTACCAGAGAGTCTTGTTATTGGTCCTAACCATGTGTTGCGGTTACCTGTAGATCCAAACAATCCAGTGCAGACTCAATTTGGTTTTGCCAATCCAAGTCCTGATCTTGCTGGATCGTTACGCTTCCCAGAGGTGTTACTAAGCAGTTTCCTAACCTCTCGTGGGTTGAGTCCTAAGCTTGTGTCGGGCACTGGAGAGAGCGAGAAATACACAAGCGGTCTTGATCGGTTACTAGCAATGATTGATAGATTTGAGGCAAGCCAATTTGACATGGAGTTATTTAGAGCTGCAGAGAAACAATTATTCTCTCTCATTATCCGTTACCTTAATACTTATGCAGGTACTCCTGTTCTCAACTATAAATGGACCAATGTGAATGAAGATTCTGTTGATGTATTCGTGAAGTATGCAGAACCTCAGATGGTTATGAGCGAGAGTGAGAAACTTGACGCGATTGCTAGAAAGAAAGAGTTAGGCCTCATGAGCGATCTTGATGCAATCATGGAGTATTATGGCATTGACGAGGAAGCCGCTCAGAAGAAGCTAGATATGATACGATCTGAAATGGGTTTTAGTCAAGTAACAAGCGAAGGGTAACATATGGGCGGTTTCCCAAGGAACATGGTCATTGATACTTCTGAGATAAGTCAGACTATTGATGAATCATGGATAGGGGCTAAGGTAGATGATCCTGTTCTCTTAGAGAAGATTGGCCAAGCCACATTGGATTATATGTTGAATCGAGTGAGCAAGGGCAAGGGCATTGGCGGTGTTACCTTTAATCCAAACCGTTACTCTAAGAAATACATCAATAGTGCTGAGTTTCAGGCTGCTGGCAAAAAGCCTAGTCCAGTAAACATGATGCTGCACGGTGATATGCTTGGTAGCATAGAGGTTTTGGTTGAGGGATCTAGCGTAAAGTTAGTGATACCACCAGACCAATCCCCCAAGGCTCATGGGCATCAGACCGGCGATGGTACAGCTCCAAAGCGTCCATTCTTTGGGGTAACACGAGAGGAGTTTGAGAAGAATATTCTTAGCAAATTCAAGGACGAGATAAGGAGCCAAGCTAGACCAAAGTCTGAGTCACAAACCAATGTTACCAATAGACGCAGCAAGACAAACAAGTTGTTAGAGAGTCTAGGTATCATTGAGCAGATAGAGAATCTTGGTGATCTTTTTAGGTTGATAAAATGAGTTTTAAAATCAAGTTTAGGGAAGACCTTTTTCGTGTAGTAACAAGGGAAGCCAAGGTAGCATTGCAGGAATCAATGCAATCAAAGAAACTAGGTCAGGACATTGGTTCAGTTGTTATCAGAGATATTCAAGTGCAGACAAGAGCGGGTAAGTCGATCCCTAGTGGAGGACGGCTTAAACCACTTTCTAAGACATGGATAGAGCTTAGAAAGGAAATTATTAAGGCCAATGGCGCAGAGAATTATGTGAAGCCTGCTCGTAGTAACCTTAGTCTTTCAAGCCAGTTACTAAACAGCATGGATTTTAACCAGAAAGCAACATCCCGTGGTTTAGAAATATCATTCTTTTTTAGAGGAATTCATCAACCATATAAGTTACCGTTCAAGAAAAAGTGGGTTGTGAAGAATGCTTTTGGTCGCGGTCAGAATCTAGTTTTCACTCGACATAGACCGGGAATGAGGAACCTAGGAGATAAAATCAGTAACGAAACGCTTGCAGAATATGTTGAAAGAAAGAGACCTTTTATTGGTGTAAGGCCTCAAGTACAAGCAACTCTACGTCAGTTAGTTTTGCGTGAGGTTAGGAGATTATTAAGATTAAGGTAACAACTCAGGCCAGTGCACGGCTTGACATAGTAACAAGGAGTGTAAACAATGGTAGAAGAAAAAGGGACAGTGTCCCAATCCGAAGTCGTCAGTGACGAGAAAAAAGATGTTGTAGCCTATGATACTTACAGACGAGCGATCGGCGAAGTGAAGCAACTTAAAGCTAAGCTCGCTGAGATTGAGGCCGAGCGAGAGCGAGAGAATCAATTAAAGCTCGCTGAACAGGGTAAGTACAAGGAGCAAGCAGAAAACCTTTTTAAGAAGTTGTCAGAGAAAGAGGAGCAGATTAAAAATGTTGTTACCACTTTCGGCAAGAGGGTCTTTGAAACAGAAGCCAAGAGTTTGGCTCTGGGACTAGGCGCAAGACCTGAAGCAATCGACGACATCTTAAAGGTTGGTAACTGGGACGATGTTGAGATTGACGAACATTTCAATATCAACAAAGACCAGTTGAAGCTAAAAATCGAGGAACTATCAAAGAGCAAACCATGGTTCTTTGTTAGTAACACCAAGGCTCCGCAGACTGTTATCCCTAGTAACAAGGCTACTGGCAATAATGTTCGTGATCTTAGCAAGCTAAGTCTTGATGAGATCCGGGAGTTAGCAAAACAAATGAAATAATTAAAAAGGAGTTTTAAAAATGGCAGTAACAGGTAACACAGACTTAGGTCCTACAAAAC